TTTTCTATTGAGCATAGTTTATAGTAACTATGAAAGCCTGTGATCCTAACCCTTTCCCTCTTTAAAAGGGATCAGTCAAGATATTAATAAGGTTTAAGAAATCGTACTTAATGTTTTCTCACAGGATATTTACCATAGGTGTAATAGTGGACTAAAGACCCACTATCTACATTTTTGATAATATCTGAGAGAACCTTAGTAGATGCTTGAACTTTAGACTTCTGTCCTCATTTTATACTGGCAATAGATTGAATATCTAAAGCTTCATATAAAACAGGGATCTCGTGTAAAGGTATACGCTTGGGCTTTGTAGTCCAAACATATAGTTTACAGCGAAGTTGAATCAAGGATAATAGAGTATTAATATATTTAATTATTAACACTCAAAATCCTAGATTCATAAAATTGAAGACACTTGGGTAAGATACTAGTCCTTTCCTAGTAACATTAATAAACAAAATGTTTTTAATGAAATAGAAAATTTCAGATCTAAACTTGTTTTTCGCTTTAACAAATTCTCCTGCCACTTGCAAAAGCAAAGGGTAGTAGAATCTAGTTAAATTCGAATTCATATATCTTACTAAAGGTGCGGACTGCATCGTAGGATTTCCTACGTCAACAGTTGTTCCCTTTAGATATGATTTGATATATGAATCTAAAGCAACACTTCAGAGCATTAACTTAATTCTACCACCAAAAAACTTTGGTGAAGAAATAAGTTGCTCTTTCAGTGTTACAATAGAAACAAGACCTTTGGACATTAACTCATGGACATATCTTAATGAGTATGATTTACTTCTAATAGATTGCAGAATTAAACCTGCACCTATTGGAGAGTAATCTAGACCACTAAAACCTTTCAACTTTTTAGCAAACTCAGTAAAATCTTTTGATTCTAATGATTTTTGCCTATTAATTGAAAGACCTAGAGAAGACATAAGAACTAAGTATTTTTCAGCGACTTCGTCGTTAGCAATAACGACATCATCACCAAGAATACAATAATCCTTAAAATCTTCCTTTCCAGCCAAAATTGAGGCTGCTTTAACAATCACATGATGTGTTATAGCAAGCATAGCTCAACTGGAAAGGGCACCCATCGGTTGCCCGACGATATATCTAACACTGTCGACTTTAACACAACCTCTATCAAAAGGTAATGCTAAATCTCTAGTGGAGTCAGTATAAATATTTTGAATCTCGTTACCAAAGTAAAACCAAGGTTCTACTTTAGTAGTTGATTCAAAATTTAGATACCAATCTATATCCAATAATGATCTTCAAGGTAAATTAAAACCAATAAGTTTTAAGATATCCTCCTGTAGTATAATAGGTAGTCTATCAGTCGCCGCACTTAAGTCAAAACCATACAAAGTAGGTTTGATCTTAGAATTTCTTCTAAGCAACCTATCAAATGGATGATCTTGATCAAAAGTCCCGTCGACATCACTAAGTTCTCTTAATTTGTTAAAGAGAAATTTGTGAAGTGGTTTGAGACAGAGTTGGATTCAGTAAGAGGTTATTGCTATAACCCTTGCTTTTCCGGCCTGATCTCTCACCACAGATAATCTACCTAACTTATACGTTGGAGTTATCCCGAGAAGACAAAATAAGATATAGACTGGTCCAAAGAGACATAGAACTAAAAGAAGGTATAGGGTTAAACCTACATTCTTCCGATAGACTAGTGTCTTAATAACATTTTGAAGAATATCGAATCTAGAAAATAATGCTAAAGCATCATTAATAGATCCAAATCCAGCAATAATGTTATTTGGCCCAGAGGCTTCACTTCAGTAAAGCGAACATCTAAGATTATTAGTATACTTCTTGTACAAATTTAGCTCTTTTAGTGATTTAATCAATAAAGAATTGTCCAATGTTTGGGACAATCCACTAAAAGGAGACAAAATAGTACTAAGATCAGGTTCAACCTTAGTTGGAAAAACCCTATGTATACTAATACAGGTAATTAAAGCACCTATAATCTTCTTACGCTTATGAGTAGGTAATTCCTTATTAAGGATACTATCTCTGATAAGTTTTGGAATAATTACAGGGAAACCGATTTTGTCAGTTTTAACGAATACTGAAGTTGATTTTTCAACTTCAACATTTGCTAAACGTCGCACTAATATTCTAAGTACCTCTTTGAGGTATTTAAAAGTAAAAGTGAAACCACTCTTCTTTACCAAGGAAGATATGCGTGCAAACAAGATCTTAAATGGCTTATCGTAATCTTGAACTGAATAAGATCACAACACTAAGAAGAGAAACGGGAAAAACTCTATGAGTCTTATCCACGCTTTCTTTTCAAAGTGCCTTTTAATATTAAGTTGTGTTATAAAAATATTTGTAGCATAATTTAGTATTAAAGGTGATCCATATACAAATCTTGAGTTCTTCTCCAGGGTGCTAACCCGAAGAGATCTAATCTGCCAATTTAATTGGCAAATAGATTTCATATATGGGACCTAGCACAATCGTAGTGCTATAGACTCCACCCATCTGGAAAGATGGTTGGGCTCATCATACTCGAAGAATATGAAGACCATGGTTAGGGCTTAGTCGATAATAGGAAACTATTTGACACCTAAGCAAATCCAACGTCGGAAGACGTAAAATTGGCATTTAGTTGCCGGCAATAGCTTGC